TTATGGGTGTCTGTTAACCAGCCGACACAGGCTTATCGGTAGTGATAAGAAGCCTTTTGTAGTTTGCGTTTTACGCAGTAGGGCCGGGGTGAGTTATAATTTGCCTAGGATGTGAGAGCCGTGAACTCTAACTTGGATATGACCGTTATAATAGTCTAGTGATTCTAATACTTTTCTGTCGAATTGTTCTTTTGCTTCTAGGTAGCTACAAGCGGATTTACTTTTGCAAAAATGTAGAATTTCTCTAGTAAAGTTGTCTTTGCCAAAGAGTTCTACATCTTTGCTTAGTTCAGGTGATGAGCCATAATATTCTTGCCAGTCGCTGTCGATTTTTGTTCGTATGCGTTTTTTCTTTTTGATACCATTTTTTTGTTTAACGACCCGATAAGTTGTCTTACTAAACTTAGCCAACTTTTTCCCAATGTACTTACGATTGTTTGTGATATTTGTTATCAAATACACAAATCCCACGCAATCTTCTGGTAGGGTGTTAACAACAGACTCTTGGTACAGCCATGTCATTACTTGGCCGCAAGAGCTTCTTTCTCCGCAGTGATCTCCTTGCGGCGTTCCTTGATGGCCTTGCTCATTTCCTGTAGTGCTTTACGAGCACGAGCCGCACTGGCTTTTACGCCCTTGACAGCAAACTTTTCGTTTTCGGCCTTGTAGGCTTCAAATTGCTCGAGTAATGTTTCATGATTTGACATTAAATGTCTCCTTAGTTAATCTCATGTATTTGTGTATCTGTATCCAGCATGGTGAACCCATTTTGCTTAACAACGGACAAGACATTGTTGACTCTACTGGCCAATTCATCGCGATGACTGATTAAGAATATATTGCGATTCATTTCTCGACCCATGGCTTTAAGTATAGCCATAGCGTTTTCAATTCCAATTTGGTCCATGCCGGAGTCTACTAGTTCGTCAATGAACAACAAGTTCATGGGTTCAGTAAAGCTTTCATACACATCTCTAAAACTCCAGCTCAGTGCTAGAATTAGTCGATTTCGTTCTCCACGGCTCAGGTTATCAAAATCAAAGCTTTGACCCAACTGACTGATGTCAACTTCGAGGTCGCTTCTAAACGAAACCTGGTGTGGTAATTGTAACTTATCCAAGTAGTAGCCTAGTCTATGATTCAAATAGGCTAAATTTTGCTCAATTATGCGTTTTCGGACAAATGAGTCCTTGCTAGTAAGCAATTTGAGAAGAAAGTCTTGGTGCTCTTGCATTTTGGTCAGCCGATTGATTTCATCCCAGCTGATTTCTGCCAATGCTGTGTTTTTTAGTGTAGAGATCTGTTCTTGATAAGGATCATGTTCGGCATCCTTGTTAAGCAATTGCTGTTTCAAGTGATCAAGATGATTCTTGTGAGCGGCAGCATCTTCAACTTCTAAGTATTTGGTCTTTGGCCGCACACCTAGGTCGCCAATAGACTTCACAGCAATATTGGCCTGTGCCAAGTAGCCATGTTCTTCTTTGAGAGCCGCAATAGTTGAATCAATGGTTGCCTGCACAGATGCAGTCATTTTTTCATGCTGTTCATCATGTACATCCTGCCCGCAACTGGGACAGCGGTGTTCTACGATTTCAGCTAGACTTTTCTGTGATAAGGAAAGAGCCTCTTGCAATTTCTTTACACCGCTTTGTCTGGCGGCCAATTCTTTATTGGCTAACTTTAGGCGATTTTCGTTTTCCTTGTAGAGAGCCACGGCACGATGAGCCTCTAACTCGGCTTCAATGTCTGTGGCTTCAAGTTCCTCAATGACACCATTGAGTTCTGTCATGTCAGCAACTTTCTTGGCGGCCCAAGTACGACTTCTGCGTTCAAGATCGTCAATGGTCGTTTGAATACGACTGTTGCTTTCTTGCAAGGCTTTAATTTTTGCTTCTTCGTCTCGAACAGCTTCCTTGTTGGTCTTGATCAGTTCTCTGAGAATTTCTGCTTTCTCGCTGAGCAAGGTTATGCCAAGCAGTTCTTCGATGATGTCTCTTTGTTCATTGGCTCTTAAACTCAGGAATGGCTGAGTGTAGGTATTAAGAGCAACCAAGTGCTTGAACATTTCAGCACTCATGCCCACAACACGATCAATGGCCTCTTGAGTCACACGATTTTCGCCGGCTCCTTCGTCAGTGCCTGCTTCGTTGACTTCGTGATCATCAACAATAAAGCGCAGTAGATTTGGCTTACGGCCTCGTTCAATGGTGTATTTGTTGCCGTTTTTTTCAAACTCGACAGTGACCAACATGTTCTTGCCATTGGTCTTGTTGATTAGATTTTCTTTACGGATGTTGGTTAACGCTGACCCAAAAATAGCATAACTCAGTGCATTGACAATGGTAGTTTTACCTACACCGTTACGAGCGCCATCGCCACCAAGATCGAGATTATTACCCAATACCAAGGTCAGGCCTTGCTGATTCATGCGTAAGGCCTGTGTTACATTGCCCACACTCATAAAGTTTTTAATTGTGAGATTTTTAAATATAATCAACGGGTAAGTCCTTGATAAATCTGTGTTAGTACCTGTCTATCAATTACATCAGAATCAATAGCCTGGATCTGATTGAGCACAATAGCATCTACGCTTTCAAACTGAAGCTCTCCGCCAGTCCATTCAGTGCTGTGTTCTTCTTTCTTGTTGGGGATAAGACTGAGCTCACGCATGCCATAGGTACTGACCCACTGCTCTTTGATGTAAGTGGCTTCTTCAAAGCTGATGTCTACATCGATAGTAATGCGAGCAAATGTCTGCGTGTCAAAAAGACTTTCGTGTTTGTCAATGGCTTCTGTCAGTGTTAATGTTCTAAACTTAGGTGCACCTGGCCAGTTACGAAAATCTGGCTGGCCGCCCCATTCTAGGAACATACAACCACGATCATCGTCCCAAGCATCAGCGTAGTTGTGCGGGAAACAATTGCCCATGTACACAACATTGCCCTTTTGCTGCCGTTTATGAAAGTGACCACTAAACACCAATTCCTGATTAGGAAAGTGTGTGGCATTTAGGCCGCCGTGGTCGGGCATGTCTACCATGGCATTCATTTTAAAATGCGGTAGCTCAAAGTGTCCAAACACATAGCGACTCTTGAGTCGTTTCATCTTTTCCCACTCGTCACCAACTAGCCAAGGAACAATGGTTATGTCGCCAATGGTGGTAATTTCATCGATTAACTTGACATTGTCCAAGTGTTTGGCAAAGGGCAAACTGTTGATTTCGCGCTTTTCTCTGTAGGCAAGATCGTGATTGCCCATGATCAAAAACACCTTCTCAAAATTTTCCGAGAGGTACTTGATGTTTGACGAAGTATAGTTTAAGGTACTGACATTAACCGCTGAACGATTGTTGTGCCAATCACCAAGAAAGAAGCAGGTTTCTGCTCCTTCTCGTTTGGCTTCAGCAGCCATCCATTTGATAAAATTTTCACAGTCGTCATTGTGGCTACGACTGTTATTTCGCAGTCCAAAATGAATGTCAGTGAAGCATACTGCTTTCTTAAAGGCTTGAGTCATTGGGTTAGTTTAACATTTCTTTGAGGCGTTGTCTACATCTTAATAGTTCATCTTTAAGTCGTAGCTTCTTTTTACGAATTTGGCGAGCCTCAACCGAATCATACTGATGTTGCTTTTCTAGCAGTATGAGTTTTCGATCCAGGTGTTGATGTGATTCTTCAAGATGCCCAATGTGACTCTTGAGACTATCTGTGTGCATGAGTTACCCCTTTAAAAATGCCTCCAATTTGGGAGGCTCCCAACCCTCGGGTTTAAGGACTTTACCGTCTTCTCTTTTACGAACCTTGCCGGTGTTTGGATCAATCTTGGCAAAGTTAGTACGCATAACTTCATTCCAGGCACCTTCACCGTCGGCACCCAGGCTGTGCAATGCACCAATGGTTACAACCAATATGTCAACCAGTGCATCTAGTTGTTCGACTTTATCTTCATCTCGAACTGCGGCAAATAACTCATTGACTTCTTCCTCAATGAGATCAGAATAAAGTTTGAATTGTTGCTTGTTGTAGAAGCCTGTGCTTTGATCACAGGCTTGCATAAAACGCTCTTGATCGGCAAAAGGATTGGTCATAGGCTGGGTTCCTTGTCATCTATTTCAATCTTGGTTAATTCAATGTCTGCGTCTGGGTCAATGTCCATTGACTCAACGGTCTTGGCAATCATTTCAGCATCTTTGAGAGCGTTGATTCTTTCAATCTCTGCATGATGTGCTTGAGAGCTCTCCATTTGTCGTGTCCAACTTGGCATCTGGCCCGAGTCCTGTAGTAAGTCGTCACGGATATCGCGCTG